CGAAGAAAATGGAATTGCTAATATGAAAGATAGAGGGCTTGGTGATACTATAGCGCGTGCTACTAAAGCTACAGGTATAGATAAGTTTGCAGAGCAAGTTGCTAATGGTTTAAATATACCAGGTGGTTGTGGCTGTAAAAAGCGTCAAGCGTATCTTAACAAGGTTGTACCATACGGTAAAAAATAAATTATGGCTTTTAAAATGAAACCCGCTCCATTTAAAATGGATGAAACTCCAGTGTACTATGTGGACATGGAAGAAGGTGTTTTAGGTAAAGCTAATAATAACGGCTCAATAATAGTGGATGAAAATTTATCGCCGTTAGAAGCGAAAAATGTTGTTAAACATGAACGTGTGCATATAGATCAAATGCGTAGAGGCGATCTTGATTACGACGACAAAAATGTATATTGGAAAGGTCGTATAATCCCTAGATCTAGTATTAAAGAAGGTGATAAGAATTTACCTTGGGAAAAAGAAGCTTATAATAAAAGTAAATGAAAACTTCTAAAAAAGGATATTTAAAAAATAGCCCTGATGTTAATAAGCCTTATAATGTTATAGAAGGCAATAAAATAACAATGAAAGGAGTTGAGTTTAAAGTGCTGGGTATTGATAATAATGGCTCAGCTAAAATAATGTACCCTGGTTATGATTATATATTTCCAGGCGCTAAATATGTAACGGAATATCCGTTAAATAAAAAATAAAAAAAATATGTAATAATATTAGTACAGTTTAATTTAAATATAATATTATGAAAAACTTATTTTTAACACTATTATTTAATTTTATTTTAACGTTTTCTTTTGCTCAGAATAAAAATTTTCATGGGCTATGGGAAACGCCTACATCTAAATATATAACATCAATTTACGTAGGAGAAGATGGCGTAAGTAGTGTTGTTAATTATGATGTAATCAGCGGGAAAACAATTAATGAAGAAATTATAGAAATAAAAACAAATTCTTTTACAACTTTTCTGTTTAACCCTGATAATAGCTATTCAGTAAAAATAAAATATATACTGAAAAACAAAGATAATTTAATTCTTAAATTTAGTGGTGATTTGAATAAAAAAATAAAATACACCAGATATAAACTTGATCTTAAAAACAATAAATTAAAAACTTAAAACAATGGCTTACAAACAATCGCCCGCAAATGTATTAAAGGGGCAAATGACAAATAAAGCGGTTGGACTTGCTCACGGCGATTCAATGGCTATGCAAACAGATCCTAAAGATGGAGTGACTGTTACTGCAAAAAAGAAAAGTCCCGATACTAAAGAGGACCTATTAAAATTAATTAAAGCTCAGGGGGAATACGATGTAAACCGCCGTACTCGAGTTGTTCCCGAATTAGCAGAAATAGATTCACTTAAAATGGTAGCATCTGGAAATTACCGAGGCGCTAAAGAAATGTATGGCCCAAAATATGAAGCTAAAACAGGAAGACTTCCTAGCTCTGTTACTAGAGAAAAAAAGAAAGAGCTTTACGAGAAAGCCAGTAAAATTCAAGGGCCCAGACCAAGCTTAAATAATTAAGATGAAAAAACTTTTAAGTCTTTTATCAGGTGGTTTAATTAAAGACGTAGGTAATGTAATTGATAAACTTACAACTACAGACGAAGAAAGATTAGCTGCTAAACAAAAGATTCAAGAGTTATTGGAAAAAGCAGATCAAGACGCACAGACACAGGTGACCGAAAGATGGAAAATGGATATGCAATCAGATTCATTTTTATCTAAAAACATTCGGCCACTTGTGCTGGTGTATCTTACATCTATATTTACTATTCTAGCATTTGCTGATGGGAATGTAGGTGGTTTTGAAGTTGCAGAAGAATATATCCCAATTTTTCAATCATTATTAATAACAGTATACGGTGCGTATTTTGTTGGGCGCACGTGGGAAAAATCAAAGAAATCCAACAATAACAATTAAATTAAATAAAATGTCAAAAATTACAGATGAGCAGTTAGAAAAGTTACATAAACAACAAACTGCATTAAATTCATTACTAAACAAGATTGGTATTACTGAGGCCAATAAGCATGCTCTTTTGCATGAGATGGCCGGTGTAAACAAAGAAATTGAAGAGTTCAAAGTTGAACTTGAAAAAGAATATGGTTCTGTTAATATTAATTTAGAAACAGGCGAATATTCTAAAATCGAAAAAGATGAAGCTGATAAGGAAGATTAGTATTGGGTCAGACTATAAAAATGACGCAATGCATTATTCCGTAGGTCAACAAGTATATGGTGGTCATGAAATATCTGCCATACTGTTTGAAGACGAGGATGCTTCGTACAATATCTATATTAAGAAAAACTCAGAGGTATTGCCATGGAAGAAATTTAACTCTAACATGGCAATTTCCGTTGAGTACGATCTTGAGTACTAATGAAATCATTATACCAATTTATAGTTAAACCAAACGGCGAACGCTACAATAATACTAAAAAGATAGGTGACACTAGCCTGCTACTAAATACAAGTATAGAAAGCTTTCGTCACATAAACAAGGAAGCTATAGTAGTTTCAACTCCAGCTGCTTTTAATACAGGCATAAATGTTGGTGATACCATATTAATACATCACAATATTTTTAGAAGATATTATGATATTAAAGGTAAAGAAAAAAATGGTAGTACATATTTTAAAGATGATATGTATTTTGTTAACCCAGACCAAGTATACGGTTATAAAAAAGATAACGATTGGGTAATGGTTAACAACAGATGCTTTGTAAAACCAATTAAAGAAACAAGCTCATATTCAAACGAAAAAGAGCAAAAGCATATTGGTATATTAAAGTATGGAAATAATGTGCTAGAAGCGCTCCAGATTAACCCAGGAGACTTGGTTGGTTTTACGCCTAAAAGCGAATGGGAGTTTATTATAGACGACGAGCGTCTTTATTGTATGAAATCAAATGATATAGCTATTAAGTATGAACGTAAAGGACACGAAGAGGAATATAATCCGAGCTGGGCAAAAAGCGGTTGATGAGTTGATTCGCGTTGCTGAAGAAAAGATTATAACAAATACCGAAGATGATGTTTCAGCGGATAGACTTAAAAACGCTGCTGCTACTAAAAAGTTAGCGATCTTTGATGCGTTTGAAATACTAACACGCATAGACGAAGAAAGATCATTATTAGAAGGCGAGAATCAAGCAGCTAAAGCTAAATCATTTAAAGGCTTTGCAGAAGGTAGATCAAAATGAATTATACGCAGACATTATTTGAAGTTCTGCCTGATTATATAAGCAAGAAAGTTCTTAATAAAAAGAATAGGTATAAGCAATGGAAATATGGCTACGACAAAGAAAGTGATGTTGTAGTAATAAGTAAAACCGGTGAGATTGGAGATGTGTATAGCATACAAAATCTTAAAATAGCTTTGCCAAAAATATCTGATCCGCATGAATTTAAAAAAGATACGTGGGATCGAATAGATTATCCTAAAGAACTTGAAAAAATAAAAAGTGTATTTGAGTGGAATCAAATGCCTGAATACTTTAAAGAAAAATACTATGACTATATTGACGAAGAGTTTAAACGCCGCGATGAAGGCTTTTCGTTCGTTAACAAAGGTAATCCTACTTATATTACTGGCTCTCATTACATGTACCTGCAGTGGTCTAAAATTGACGTGGGCGCCGCAGATTTCAGGGAATCAAATAGACTTTTCTTTATATTCTGGGAAGCATGTAAAGCCGATCAACGATGTTATGGTATGTGCTACCTCAAAAATAGACGGTCCGGTTTTTCATTCATGGCATCATCAGAACTTGTCAATCAAGCAACGATATCTTCCGACTCACGTTTTGGAATACTATCAAAGTCAGGGGCCGATGCTAAAAAAATGTTTACCGATAAAGTTGTACCCATATCAGTTAACTACCCATTCTTTTTCAAACCAATCCAAGATGGTATGGACAGACCAAAAACAGAATTGGCATACAGGGTACCAGCATCAAAGCTCACGCGGAGAAAGCTTGATCAGGGCCAAGGGCCGGAGGAGCTCGAAGGGCTCGATACAACAATCGACTGGAAGAACACGGGTGACAACTCATATGACGGTGAAAAGCTCAAGTTACTTGCCCACGATGAATCAGGTAAATGGGAGCGTCCGGATAACATTTTAAATAACTGGCGAGTTACAAAAACAACGCTTAGATTAGGTTCTAGAATCGTAGGTAAGTGTATGATGGGCTCGACCTCAAACGCATTAGATAAAGGTGGAGCAAATTTCAAAAAACTATACGAGGATTCAGACGTTACTAAACGAAACCGCAACGGACAGACTAGCTCGGGATTATATTCTTTGTTTATACCTATGGAATGGAATTACGAAGGATTCATTGATACTTATGGAAACCCTGTCTTTGATACACCACAGAAACCAGCTGAGGGCCCGTATGGAGAACTTATTGATCAAGGGGTAATAGAGCATTGGCAAAATGAAGTTGACGGTCTTAAAAACGATCAAGACGGTTTAAATGAATACTATCGGCAGTTTCCACGCACGGAACAACACGCTTTCAGAGATGAAGCAAAAGAATCTTTATTTAATCTCACTAAGATTTACGAACAGATAGATTATAACGAAGAAGTTCAAAACGGAATGCAAGTTACGCAAGGTAACTTTCAATGGGAAAACGGCCAGCAAGATAGTAACGTTATATTTGCACCAAACAAAAACGGTAGGTTTAAGATATCTTGGGTGCCGCCTAAAAATCTACAAAACCGTGTAATAGTAAAGAATGGTGTTAAATACCCAGGTAATGAGCACGTTGGTGCATTTGGGTGTGACTCATATGATATATCAGGTACAGTTGATAAAAGAGGTTCTAAGGGATCTTTGCATGGCCTAACGAAGTTTAGCATGGAAGATGCGCCTCCAAATATGTTTTTTTTAGAATATATTGCCAGGCCTCAAACAGCTGAAATATTTTTTGAAGATGTACTTATGGCATTAGTATTTTACGGAATGCCGTTACTCGCAGAAAACAATAAACCTCGATTATTATATTATTTAAAACGAAGAGGTTATAGA